GCTCCTAACAATAAATATTGTAAAGCATCATGAATATGAGAAAATCTATTCTTATTTGGTTTCTCATCATATCTTTCTCCTGATACTTGGAGTCGTCTATAATGATATCCACCAGAAAAACCACGAATTAAATTATTACATTTAGGATCAAGAAGTATTCCTGACTCTCCATCTACCATTCTAGATAATACTGCATTTACTGATTCTAATCTTATTAGTACATCATTAGATGGTGCTGGTCTTGCATGAATACCTTTACCTCTTAGTATTTGAAATGGTGTAGATTCATCTGTTTGTACTCTATGATCTCCAGCAGGATCGCCATATATATAAAAATCTCTAGGTAAATACTTTGCCATATGTTGTTTCATAACATCAGAAAATTTTACTATACCCATATCTTCTGCAACTAATTCATCTAATATTACCCATCTACTTCTTATTCTTTGTGCAAATACACAAGCTGGTGTTAATCCAAAATCTATACCTACAAATATTGGAACACCCTCAGCTATAGCTACATCTCCTTTTGCAACATGAACTTCTTGATTAAATGATTCATATACAGGTTTACCATCTTCTACTTGTCCTAATTTATTTAATACATAAACATCAATCCAAGATTTAGTTTTACCTCGTATAATATTTTTATAATAGTTTGGTGTAAGGTTCTTTTGATTCTCAGATTTATTATTTACATCATAACCATCTACTTCATTTTCTTTATTTTTAATTTCTAACATAGCAGGTGGTTGATTAAAAAATTTCCAGTTATCAGGTTTAATTAACATCTTAGCTTCTTGTTTAGTTATGTAATCAGGTATTACAGTTTCTCCTGCAAGTATAGCCCACCAATGATCTGTATCAGGTGGGTTAGTATCTGCTATTACACCATACCAACTTGGTCCACCATCTCTCATAGATGGATATCTTCCTACCCTCATTGAACAAGCATCTACAATAGACTTAGGTATTTCTCTTGCTTCATTAATCCAAACACCAGTAAGTTCTAATGATAATAATTTTTTGACATCTTCAGGTCTATCAAGTGCTAAAAATATAACTTCAAGTTCTATATCTCCTTTTTTAATATTGTGAGTATATGGAACACTCCAGCCAAATCTTCCCCACTCTTCTTCAGGAAACCAATCAAGCCAAGTTTTAATTGTTGTTGTTTTTAATTGTGGGTTTGTATTTCTTATGACAGCCCATCTTGATTTTCTTTTACCATCTTCAGATGGCTTTTGAAGTAATGCTCTTCTAATAACTTCTATACAACAAGCAACAGATTTACCACTACCTACTGGACCACGCAGTCCTCTAAGAAAGTTATTATCTTTTAAAAAATTTTTTAGGGTTTCCCCATCAGGTTTATAATTTAGTGATCCCATAATCTACCGCCAGTTTAATTAGTTTCTCTCTTGCATTATCTGAAAGAGATTCAATTATTCTATCTGCTTCTGTGTCATTGACATGGGATGCAGGATAATGTTTCATGTGTTGAGTTCTTACTACCTGCCTTAGTATTTTTAAATCTTTTATAGCAACCTTAGTGAAGATACTCATGGTGCTTGATTCATTATCTGTTCTTTAGCCATCTTAGTTGCTTCTTCTTCTGAATGACCTTTTAACATTTTAAACTCTACATATTCTTTTATTCTTTTAGCTGTGTATTCTTCTTTAGCTTTCTTCTCGTTCTCCATCATTTGATTTGCTCTCTTCTGATTTTTGTGGAGTATTGAGTTCTTCTTTGGTTCGGATTTTTCTTGCTTCTTCATAGTTTTCCTTTGTGTTGTTTCTTCCATCAGGGTGTGTTGTTTTAGGTACTCTCTTCATCTTTTATATCCTCATATGTTGCACGAAAACCTATTGGGCAAAAAAAAATTTTAAATTCCTCTTCGCTTAATTTATGTTCTTCAACAAGTTCCATCTCGCCACTTTTCCATAACTTTACCAAATATTTATTATTTTTTAAAGCCACTTTTCATGTTGTCATAAGCTGACTTAGAGATAGTTGATTTAGCTTTGCTCTTTGAAGTACCAGCTTTCTTTTTCTTATTAATATAGTAATACAAACCTTTCTTAGCTTTCTTACCATCTTTTCTTGTGTGTGTTCCTTTTTCTGTCGCCATTATTTACCTACCTTTTTTAATGCACTTTTATGTGCTTTTGTAAAACTTACACCTTTAGCCATAGAAACTTTCATTTCTTTCATATGTTTGGCACTATGATGTACGCTATGTTTTTTTAAAGTTGCCTTTTGTTTTGTTGTTAATGCCATTACGCTTTACCTTTCTTCTTCTTTCTGTTTTTTAATCTTACTGCCATTGCCTTAGCTTTCTTTCTAGCATCAGCTTTTGATGATGCACCCCAAGCTTTGAGCGATAGTAGTAATCTTGTTGGCTTACCATTCTTATATTCAGGTCCTTTCATGTTTCCCATTCTAGCAAGGAAAGATGATCTTCTAGGATTGTCGCCTGACTTAACAGGAGCTTTCAATGTACCGCCTTTATAAGATGCACGACCTTTAGCATTGAGTCCACCCTTAGGATTCTTCCCTGCCTTTCTTTGCCATGCTGGAGTTTTATAAGCCATAACCAAATCTATAACACATGATGATCGAACCTTGAAGAACTATATTGTGTGTACAGTACCCCTTACCATAGCGTCTTCCTAGTTTTTGGGGGTGGGTAACCATCACACGACACTATCCCTGTGATTTCTACGATAAATCTATGTTAATGGAGAAATTACCACCAACCAAGTGTTGGTGCTTCTCAGGGGCTTTGAACCCAGCCCTATCGAGTATGTCCTTACTAGCTTCAAGCTGTACATACTCACTCTTAGCCCCCTGAGAAAGGGATAGGAGTCGTGCTGATGCTTTGGCTGAAGACAATCCGAAACTTCGCTGTATCTCAGACATCATGTATGCCTGTACCTCAGGTTTTCGTAGCATCTTACTAGCACTAACACGAGATGAATTACCCTTGTAACCAGCGAGTTTTGATGCTTCTGTGATGGTACATCCTGTGGCTACTAAGGTATCTACAAGCTTCTTAGCTTTGGCTGAGATATCAGCTTTCGGATTGCCCTTTGGCTGGTATCTTTCAAGTGTCTTTGACATAGCTATTTACCTCTTATGGTATTGGTTGTTACCTATCGGTAGTATAGCGTATAACACCAGCTTGTGTCAAGACACCGACAACAACCACAAGATGTAGTGGTCAGATGATGTAACGAACAGCTTTGTTCTAGGTTACTCTATGCTCCACCCCTTTTGTGTATTTAATACGCCCAATGTACACCAGCACCCCTGCGGTTGATTGCTTTGCGTGTCAAGGGTAAATTCCGCTTCGCTCCACCTCCCTGCGGTCAGCCCTTGACACCGCAATCATGCTGGTGTCGTACACATTGGCGTTTAAATAACAACAAAAGGAGTAAACCATGAGTAACAAACTAGAAAAAGCATTCGGCATCATAGCTGACCACTTCAAAGGGTTAGAGTTGTCGGAAACACCACAAGCTGGAAGTTATACCGCAGAAAAAGGTTCGGTACAGAATATCATAAGAGGTTCTGAAATAGCTTGTAAATCTGCCTTGAATCTACAGCACGAAATAGGTGCAAGATTAAAAGGTAGAGTAAGACAATTCTCAGGTTCTGAGATAGAAGATGTAGCTATTCAGAAAGATACATTCGCAGTAAAACAGCTTCAAGAACAAGTAGCTATTACTGAGAATTTCTTAGATACAGCTAAAGAATTCTACAAGAACAGATTTGGAATAACTTACACTCCAAAAGTAAGAGATCCAAATCCTGAGAATGTTAAGAAAACATTAGCAGTTGTAGAAGCTGAAGAGGTACTAAAGAAGTTAGCATCTTAACAGTTAATTTAAACTCCTAGTAGTTAATTCTACTAGGGGTTTATTCTATTGACATTAGTAGAACAAAATGTAAATATATACTCGAAGTAGAAAAGGAGGATCAATGATCTTATACAAAGGGAAAGCCAAAGACTATAGTCTTGATGGCATTAAAAAATCGTTAGCAAAAAAAACAGGTGTGATTATTCATAATCATATTTTGTTAAACGAATTAATAAAAAAGGTAAATCAATGCATCATACAGAAAAAGAAATCGTAGATATTGTAAGCAAACAAAAAGCTGATTTAGAGCGTATGTTTTCTAAGATGACATTACGCTTAATGAATAGAGTTAAGTCAGCAGATTCATTAAAAGAATTACATGAATTGCGTAGGGCTTACAAAATTTGTATTGAATGTCATTCATTAGACCAAGAGATAGTCAATACAATTTGCAATCAAATAAACATACTGGAGAAAAAATATGGGGAAAATTAAATCAAGTTTGTCTTGGGATGAATGGGATGAACAAGTCAATGCGTCAGCAAAGGATGATGCCCAAGCATTATATCGTGCAGGTAAATTAGAAAACTGTATGAATGATGTATGTAAAGGTGCATTCAATTATATAAAATTATATCCTGATAATCCTGACAAAGATAAGTGGAAAAAATTGTATCAAGAAGCGAATGCAATACGAGATCAATACAAAAAAATCAGGGAGATTTTATGAGTAGTATTGATTTCTATTGTTGTGTTCTGTTTCTTTTTACAATGATTATAATGATAATAACAATTTAACTAGGAGGTATAATGCAAGGCAAAGCAAAAGATGTAGTCCATAGCATTACAAAAAACATACTGAAGTTAATGAAAGAACAAGGTAGTCAATGGACAAAACCTTGGGCTAATAAACTATTCACTTCAGTAGATGGTTACAAATATACTGGCGGTAACATTATGCAGTTAGCATTTGAACCATATGACAGATATGTTTGGGGAACATACAAGCAATGGATCAAACATGGATGTCAAGTTAAGAAAGGAGAATCATCTACAAAGTTATTGTTTATAAAGAAATACATTAAAGAAGTAGAAAGAAAAGGAGAAACAAAAGAGCAAATGTTTCAGTTGTTTAGAACCTTTGATGTATTCAATATAGAACAAGTAGAGGGTAATACAGAAAAGTTTGTTGGCTTTGATACATTCGAAAACAAAGTCAATGACAATGACAATGCTGATGTATTTATTAAAAATACTAAAGCAAAAATTTCTCGTAGTGGTAAAGCTTGTTATATACCAAGCATTGATGAGATTCGTATGCCAAGCAAAGAATCTTTTATCAATACTGAACACAGTACCGCTACAGAAAACTACTATTGCACTATGTTTCATGAGCTGACTCATTGGACAGGTCATAAGGATA